CTGTTGTTCTTCCTCGGCCATGGCCTACCTCTTCGATTCCACTTGCCGGGATTGCCAGCCATGCAGGCCGGCGCCGCGCGGCGGTGATCTTGCTGATGCGCCTCATGGGGTGTCGGCGAACTTGAAGCCGTTCTCTTGGGCGATCAGCGTCACGCGCTTGATATGCATGCCCAGGTTCTTTGCTGCCACGCTGGCTACGACGCCCTTGGCGGCCTCGGCGCGTACTGCCGGTGCCAGCTTGTCGCGCTGGGCACGCAGGCGTTCATGGTGAGCGGTGGTGCCATTGAAAGGCCCGTCGACACCCACACCGCTCGGGATAACCTGGGCGGTCTTGCCCGCGCCGAAGTAGGCATCCATCTGGCGGTTGAGGTCGGCGATCACCGCGTCTTTCGGGTTTGGCATTGGCTCGCCGATCATGGCTGCGCACCGTAGTAGGCGAACACCACCAGCAGTGCCGCGAAGCCAGCTGTCCAGCGCGCCATGCGCCACCCGAAACGCTTCGACGTGGACTTCGCCGCATCGAAGAAGTCGGCGTTGCGCTCGAGCTGATCGGCGTACTTGCACGCGCCGTCGTGGCCGGTGCGTTCGCCGCGGGATACGCCGCTGGAACGCTCGACTACATCGAACAGGTTCTTGCCGAGCGGCACCACGTTGAAGCGGGGTACCTTCACTGGCTCTTCACGACCGATCTTCATGTACATCTCCGAAGTGGAAAGCGAAACCCGTTCCCGCAGGGCCTGCAGAACGGCTTGGCTTTGTTGGATGGCGTGGTTCATGCCGACTCCTTGGTTGTGGTTGCGTTTATTCGTCAGCAACCTGACCGCCTGGTCTGTGCCGGTGGGCCCAGGGGAGGGTGCTGACGGATAAAGGCGAGGCGTAAAAAAAGCCCGATCGGGACCGGGCTTTCGTTGCGGTACATAGACCTCCCTATGTCACGCAGGGGGTGGCGGTCGAGCGCCTGGGTTTGTTGTTTACATGGCTGCCAATCCTCCGTTCTGGGTGGGTTCAAATGCAGGTGGCCGGCGCGCGCCGGGTGTTCGTCCGCATCGGGGTGTGATCTGTTGTCCGGTCTGGGCTGCCCGGCTTACTGGCTTGCGCCTCCCATATTCCTCCGCTCCGGCTTCCCATTGCTGGGCCTACCCATTGCGGGGCAAACAGATCACACTCCGATGCGGCCTGGTGCTGGGGAGTGCCAGGGCCTCGGGTAGTTAACGACAGGCTGTCGTGGCGCTGGTTGTTCGAAAAAAATTGAAGGAATGAATTACTGAAGGAATCTGCGGACAGGGCGCGCGAGCCGCACGTTGTGCTCGTCGTAGCTGAGGAGCCAGCCATCTTCAAAGTCCATGGTGTAGGCGCTGTTGGCGGAGCGCTGCGTGCTGCTGATGTACCAGTCCTTCTCGAACGATTCAGGCAGGTACAGGTAGCCGTGATGCAGTTCACCAGAGGAGGGCAGATAGAAGTCGTTGTGCCCGTCGCAGGTGTAGGCAGATGCCGCGTCGGCGGCTGGGTGAGAACCTTCGCGATTGACCAGGACTGCGGTGTTCTCGCGCCCGTCGATGCCACTGGTAGCCTCGACGTGGGTGCCGTGCTCGCCATAGCTGTGCCGGCCCACATCCGTGACGGCGAAGATGACGTAGCACAGGCCTTCCGGGTACTCGCGGCGGCCACCGTAGATCCCGCCCTGGCCTGCCCAGTAGGAGCCGATCGCCGGCGGTACAAGACCGCTCGGTAGATCGCCTGAATTACTTGGATTTGAATTCACTCGGATCGGGGTGGTAACAGTGTTGGCCAGCGTATCCAGCAGGATCTGTTGACGGTTCTGGCCATCCAAATACTGACGGGTAGCCTTCACGAATACACTGTTCATACTGCGATCGTCTGCCTGGGCTGCGGCTTCAATTGCGGATCTCAGGCCGTCCGGTAGGCGGACCACAAACTTGTCGGCGGTGCGGGAATCGTATTGTGTTGAGGTCATTTCACTTTCTCCAGGCCGAGCGAATCCCGGCCGCGTTGTTGGCTTTCGCGAAAATCAGGTTTGGGTTAGGCGTTCAGAAATCGATGATCCACTGGACTACGCCCGGCAGAAGGCGCACGCCGCTGGATCAGGCGACGAACACTCCTTGTTCGGCTTGGCGATCTTCTGGGGCACGCTCTGGATTGGGTGAGGAATTTACGCAGAATGAGATTATTCCCAAACGCATTGCCTCAGCGACTGCTGCCGACTCAGAAACAGCGTTGAGTTTGAAGCGGACCGACTTCATGCGCTGGACGATAGTGTGATGGGAGCGATCAAGGTCGCGAGCAACCTGTTTGGCAGTCTTGCCGGAAGCCTTGCCCATTAAGGACATAAGCTCCATGACTGCCAGGCCCTTGTCGGTAAAGGCCTTCCAGTTGCCATAGGTGAGTGCGTTCATGCTGTCCATCTCCAAAAGTTCGTGGAATGGACTTTAGCATAATGCTTAATTATGTAAATAGCTTTTTGCTTAATTTTTTACGCGAACATCGCCCACCAGAAAACCCGGCCGATTATCATCAGTTCCTGGGTTTCAATCTGTTCCCATGTGTATTCCTCATCCGGGAACTCATCCCGGTTGAAGCTGCGAACTCTGATGCCGGAAGGGGTTCTGTAGAGCTGCTTGACCCTGAGCTGTCCGGAATGACTTATCGCGTAGAGATCACCGTCTGTGATGGTCCGATTTCCACGATCAACCCCAACGGTTGCTCCATTTTTTAGGATGGGTTCCATGCTGTTGCCCTTGATTGGCACGCAGACAGCATTTGCTGGGTCAACGTTGTGTCGCTTAAGGCTATGTTTTCCAAACCGCAGCTTTGCATGACTACTTTCTTCAATCACCGTGCGACCGCTCCCTGCAGAAAGCTCTACTTCCTTCAGGAAGGGGATGTATACCTCGTCGTAGTCCAATGGGGTTTCGTCGTCCCACGTCGATATCTGTACCAGTTCAGCGTGATCGGCCTCTTGGGTATCAGTTAGAGCTTCGCCCAGAACCCGGCCAATTCTCTCGAGTTTCGCCCGCATTGCCTTGGTAGAAATCATCCCCTCAGCGTACTGCTCTGGTGTTTCCCCTTTGGCGGGGAAGCCAGGGCTCAGCTCTCGGAGATTGCGGACCTCTTCCTCGGTATGAGGCGTATCCATCCATCCTCTTCGCAGGTAGAGCATCTCCTCAATTTTACGGGCCAATTTGTCGCCGATTTCCCGCTTGGGGGTCGCCGACAATAACTGGCTGAGCATTGCCGGACTTACCTCAAGCGCGACCGCCAGCATCTTTCGGGACACGAAGTGCTTTTGGATGTGCTCAAGATTTTGGCGGCGTATCTGCTTTGAATCGAGCATCAGTTCCTCGCTTGCTTAAATAATGGTTGCCAAAATTAAGCGTTTTGCTAATCTTCCCAGCATCGCTCAAAAGAGGTTTCCCATGGACAACCACACATTGGCGGCCTGGATGAAAGGCCGTAGCGCAGGCGAGCAAGCTGAACTGGCCAAGGCCTGCGACACCAGCATTGCTTACCTCAAACAGATTTCCTGCGGCACGCGACGGCCTTCTGAGGCGTTGGCGGAAGCAATCCACCTAGCTACCAAAGGTGAGGTTGCTGCTATCAGCTTCTTTCCTCGGCTACTTCGCCTCACCCTGAACCACGGTGTGATTATCACCTGAAAACAAGCATTTTGCTAACAGCCTACAAATGGCCTGTTTAGGCATCCAGTATTGGAGTTTCACAATGGCAGCATCGATCCACCTTTTGTTTTCTGGCTAGCCCGAACTCCAGGCAATAAAAAACCCGCTGTGGAGGCGGGTTCTTAGTCGCTACCAGTGTGGAGCTGGTGGCTTTGGTGATTCTTTGTCTTCGAAGGGACAAAAGATGCAAACGAAAAATAGCACCACGCTATCAGATACGCAATACCCCGATCAGGGAGACCCCGATCTTGTGCCGAAAGTTGCTGCCATTGTGCCTGAGGATAAACAGCATGCCGTCGTGGCGCTTCTCATCGCCGAACGCGCCCATGCTTCAGCCTGGTGGACGATCCTCAACGAAATGCGTTGCCGCAAACTGCTTCCTGACTGGGCCCTGAAGATGGGGGCCGGCAGTCACCCTTCATACGATAAGTATGACGCTGATTGTCGCGCTTCAAATCTGGCGATGCTCGCCTATGACGGGCACTTGAACGCTTTGATCTATCCGTGCAGCGAGTTCGCGCCACGAAACGCTGAGTCGCAAAACGTGGCGCGAAATTCGGAGGGGCAGCCATGACCACCTCCCTTTCTGTTATTGGCCAACTTGAAGGCGAAGTTTTGCGTGAAGCAGTGCTCGACGCTGACGACATGTGCTCAATGAATTTCGCTCGAGATGAGTTCAATCGCCTGGCGGCGCTCGTTCTCGGCCAGATCGTTCCTGCCTTGGGCGGCTACCACAACAGCCAATTGGCCTGTGACCTTAGTCGGCATGTCGAGCAGGTGCGGATCTTCAGCGGGAACTTCTGCTGGCTGCATCGCCACCTGGGCGCGTCCTACGGCGTAGTTGGTGAGCGACCTGGAATTGATATCGAGGTGCGGCCATGAAAACCGACACCACGCTTCGCCTAACTCGCACCCAGTACCGTAGCTTCGCCGAGCAGACAAAGCAGGCCGGCTGCGCGCTGAGTCTTTCGACTTTCCGTGCTCTGGGCAATTGCTGGGGAATCTTCGACCCTCGCGCCACTCTCGTCTGCATGGATGTCTCGGCAGACGATCTGTCGTTTACTGAGGGATGCGGCATTGAGCTTTCAACCAGCGTAGACGCGGGTCGGCTGCGGCGTGTCCAGCGGCCCGAGATCGATTGGTCAATCCTCGAAGATCACGAGATCTACCCGTTCATCGTCGCGCATGAGATCGGGCACCGGCTGGACAACTTCTGTTACTGGGATGCCTTCCGAATCGATGACCACCAGGTACGCACCCGCTGCGAGAACGTGATCCCCAGCATCAACGAAGTCTTGGCTGATCGCTATGCCTGGAGCCAGATTCGCCCGGGCGAGCCCGTCCCGCTATGCGAGCTCGGCAAAAGCCTTCAGGAAGAAGTCGCCGCCGATATCGCGCTGATGGACAAGCATATGCCCAGGGTTCGGCGCCAGCCGCGGGCGCTTCCTGCCGGTCGCTACCTCCACATTCCTGAGGTGATGCTCAAGACTGACTTGCATGTTTCCTTCATCGGGACGGGCGTCTCCTCGGCAGCTATTGAGCGGGCTCGCCGGCCAAGAACCTACCGTCGCGACTCTCGCTCGAGGGCTTACTGATGACCATCGCCAAATTCCAAGGCGGCGATGCCGCCACCATGACCTCGCAAGAGATTGCCGAGTTGGTCGGCGCCCGTCACGACAACGTCAAGACATCAATTGAGCGCTTGGCCGGTCGCAAGGTGATTCAACTTCCTCCATTGCAGGAAGTTAAAAACCACCTCGGGCAGACCGTCGAGCAGTACCTGTTCTCTGGTGATAAGGGTAAGCGCGACAGTCTGGTCGTGGTTGCCCAGCTCAGCCCTGAGTTCACTGGTGCGCTGGTGGACCGCTGGCAAAAGCTGGAGGAGCAGGTGAAAGCCCCGGCGCTGCCCGGCGACTACATCAGCGCCCTGGAGCACCTGCTGGAATCGAAACGCTCCGAGCAGTTGGCGATTGAGCAACGCGACCTTGCCATCGAAACCAAGGCCGAGATCGGTTCGCGCCGAGAGGCAACGGCGATGGCCACAGCGTCAGCAGCTGTTCGCCAGGCCAACCAGTTGAAGGAAGAGCTCGGGCGCGGCCTACGGCAGGCCACGGTCGCCGCCGTGGAGAAAGTCTGCAAGCGCAAGTTCGGCAAGCAGGGGTTCCGCCCACTCAAGAACTGGTGCGCTGAGAACGGCGTGTAAGCCCCAAAAGTCCACGATCCGCGTTATGGCTGGGTTCGATCCTGGCCCTCTGCTGCCTGGGCAGATGTTTACCAAATTGACCTGGCTGACCTGTTTGGCGCCGACGGAGATTCCCAATGATCAAAAACAGTCCTGTTGTCGCCAGTCTCACCATGGAGATCGCGGCGATCATCCGACAGCACCTCAGCGTGCCAGAACCAACCGCAAAGGGCGGAGACCTGGTATCGCTCGTCCAATCCTACTGGCGCATCCATAACCTGATTGATGCCCCGGAAGACAAGCCTCGCACAAAGCGTCACCCGTTGAACCAAGGGCAATTGATCGACTTGGAGCGGGTCTCGCTGACCATCTACCGACAAATCATGGCGTTGACCGGGCTGAGCTTCTATCCGTCATGGCAAGTCTGTGTGGCTGCCGTCCGCATTGAGGCGGCAGGGGGGCTACTCGATTCCGAGATTGGCCTGGCCGAGGTAGATCGGCTCAAGAAATGGGTGGATGAACTTGGCTTCAAAGCCCAGATCATTGCCGAGCGCTGGATGGTGGAAGAGGGGGCAACGGCATGAACAACGTTATCGATTTTCCTCTGGCGCAGGCCGTGGAGATTATCAACGAGGCCCACTTCGAAAAGTTTGAAGACGCGGCACTCATGCTCATGTCCTTCGAAAAGCTGGCAGACGCAGTCGATTTTGTATCTGAGGGCGGCGAGATCCATGAGCGAGACGACACCCATATTGGACTGATGGAGGCGTGTATGGCGCTCGCGGTGATGTTTCGCCGTAGAACCGGGCATGACGTACAGACGGTATCTGCTGACCACCTGGACCATCAAAGGAAATGCTTGATGGATGGTGTTGAAGTCAAATCCCTGCCTATTCCCATTCGGCCTCCAGCGCTCAGCCCGTTACCGACTGCAGCATTCACAGCTCTTTCGACTGCAGATCTGTCTCAGGTTGGATTCAACTACATCAGCCGATCGCATGAGCACATCAAGGGTAACTGCCCGAAACTCATTGAGCTGGATCTCGCCCGCGCGCACTCGCTTGACGCCATGGGAGCGCTGGTTGTCCTGATTGAGCGGCTGTCAGGCGGCGTGGCTTCGATTGCCAGCGGCGAGACGCCAATCGCCAATGCGCCAGGCTCGGAGACGCTGCAATGAACCAGCCCATTGAATCAACTACCGGAATACCGGTAGTTACTGCCGGCACCGCCGGTGTTGTCGCCGGCCCCTGGCCGAACTATTCCAATTGCCGCCACCTGCCTGAGCGCGACCGCTGGGAGGTCTACGCCATGGCGAAGGCTTCCCGTGGCGCCCTGGAGGACCGTGGCGTTGTCATGACCGAGACCTATGACGCGTTCATCGCCCGGGTAACGCGGGAGTTGGACATATGAGTGTTCAAGACATGTCCTGGGCCCTTACCCAGCAGATAGTCACCGACTCTCACACGCGGCACGTGCTGCTGTGCCTTGCCAACTATGCCGACCAGTCCGGCCGTGCTGCATTCCCTGCTGTATCGAGCCTTGCGCTTGATACCGGGCTTGCACCGCGCACTGTTCAATATCGCCTGCGTGAACTGGAGTCGATTGGGCTGATCAAGCGTGGAAATCAGGCGGTTGCCGCTGCCTACATCACCCAGCGAGATCGTGTTCCGGTCTGCTACGACATCGACCTTTCACGGGGTGCACAGGATGCACCCCGCTCAGAACGGGGTGCACCTGACGACGCAACGGGGTGCACGCCACGACAGAACGGGGTGCACGCCACGACAGAACGGGGTGCACCGGGTGCACCCAATCCACCCATTAACCACCCATTAACCATCCTTAACCAAAAAGAAGGCGCAAAGGCGCCGGAGAAGATTGGGAAGGGGAAGGCTCAGAAGTTCGACCCGCTGACTGCCAAGCCATCGAACGCATCGGAACAGGCCTGGGCTGACTTCTGCGAAATGCGGAAGGCCAAGCGGGCGCCGTTGACACTGAGGGCCTGCGAGTTGATCGCCAAGAAGCTGGCCAACCATCCAGAGCCTGACGCCGTTTTAGATAAGTCCACCACCAGCAGTTGGTCGGATATCTACCCGGAATCAGTGCTGCCTGGGGCTGGTGCCAAGAACGGCAAGCCATCGGCCTACAACAACTTGCCCCATCACACAGACGACATGTACCAGCAGGAGGCGCCCAATGGCCCAGCGTTCTAACTTCCGTCGCCAACCTGAAATGCGCTCGTTCGCCGGTGAATGCCCTATCCACGGCGTGGTGGATCGCTCAGAGGTTGAGCGGTTCGATGGATCGATGCTGACCCGCCCATGCAAGCAGTGCCAGTTCCACGGCCTGCGCGTAGCGCCTACCGGCAGCCCCGAGCACAGCCAGGCGCTCGCTCATGTTGCCGCTGAGCGCCTCAACAGCGCGCTGGTGGGCTCCGGTATCACGCCACGCTTCGCTGAGTGCACGTTCGCCACCTACCGCGCCACTACCTCGGCCATGTCCGAAGCTCTCGAAAAATGCCAGGGCTATGCCAACGACTTCGGCCAGCATTACCAGGCTGGCCGCAATCTGCTGCTGACCGGGAATGTCGGCACCGGGAAGACCCACTTGGCCTGCAGCATCGTGCGCCAAGTCATCGGGCTGAATGCGATCGCGGTGATCACTACTGCCGCCGAGATCATCCGGGTATTCAAGCGCTCCATGGTCCGCGACTCCGGATACACCGAGGGCGACGTGATCGACGAGCTTGCGAGCTTTGACCTCCTTGTGATCGATGAGGTCGGCGCCCAGGCGGGCAGCCAATACGAACTTTCAGCACTGCATGAGGTGATCGACAAGCGCTACAACCTGGTGCGGCCGACTGTGCTGATCTCCAATCTGCCGGCTACCACTCGGCCGGGGGCTACTGGCGAGCAAGCCAAAAGCCTTGAGCAGTACATCGGTGCGCGGGCGCTGGACCGCCTCCGCGAAAACGGCGCACTGCTGGCCGGCTTCACCTGGGCTTCGGCACGGGGGCGCGCATGAACGAGTACCGAGAGCTTTACAGTGACGAGGCCGAGCACGCGCTGCTCGGCTCCCTGATGCTGGATGGTGAATTATTCGACTCGATCACTACCAGCGTGACCACCGCGGACTTTCACGATCCGGAGAACGCTGCGCTTTACCAAGTGATGATTGACCTGCACGCCACCGGCGCGCCGGTCGACCCTGTCACGCTTCACGACTTCAAACCCTACCTACCGAGTGGCGGCACGACCATCGCCTACGCAGCCGAATTGGCGAAGAACACGCCCAGCACCGCCAACTGGAAGGCGTACGCCCGAACGGTGGCCGAGAGGGCAGTGCTCAGGCGCCTGGTCGAAGCTGCCGACGCAGTGCGTGATTCGGCCAGCGAGAACAGGCCGGTGGCTGAAATCATCGCCAGCGCGCAGCAGGCCATGGCTGATCTGCGCGACTTAGACACTGGGGAGCCTGATTACAAGCGCATGGACGAAGTGGTGACCCGAAATATCGACATCATCGATGCCAAGTTCAACGGTTCCATTCAATCAGGTCTTTCTACTGGGCTGGTCGACCTGGATAAGCTGATCCGTGGGCTGCGCAAAAAGACAGTGACCATCGTCGCCGGCCTGCCTGGGAGTGGTAAGACCACGCTCGGCCTGCAGATCGCCCAGCACGTTTCTTGCTCAGGTCTGGGTGTTGGCATGGTGTTCTCGCTGGAAATGCCGGAGGAGGAACTCGCCAACCGCGCCCTGGCGTCTCTGGGGAGCGTCGACTTGCAAGTGCTCGATAACGGCCAGTTGCAAGATGATGACTGGCCGCGGCTCACATCTGCAGTCAACAAGATCATGGACAAGCCCCTTTACGTCAGCGACAAGTCGGGCCTCACCGTCGCGCGCATTCGGAGCATCTGTCGCCAGGTCAAGCGCAAGCACGGCCTCGACGTGGTGGTGATCGACTATATCGGCCTGATCGGCTCCGACGGCAAGGCGTTCAACCGGACCGCAGAACTGGGAAAGATCTCGACCGGTATCGTCAATATCGCCAAGGAGCTGGAGGTGCCGGTGATCCTGCTGGCCCAGCTCAACCGTGATTCGACCAAACGCCCAGGCAAGAAGCCCATTGCTTCAGACCTGCGTGACTCTGGCCAGATCGAAGCTGACGCCCACTGCATCATCCTGGTCCACCGCGACATGGACGACGAGCAGGGCCAGAACGGCGTGACCGAGCTGATCATGCCCAAGTGCAGGCACGCACCGGTCGGTTCGTGCGTTGTGCAGCAGCAGGGTAAGTTCGCCCGATTCGTCAACTTCGCGGGCCGCGAGCCCACCCAGGAAGAGGTGGAGATCGGCCGACCCTTCTCCGAGCAGTACAAGGGCCAGCGGAGGAAGCATGGTGAATAATCCGAAAACCCTGCACGTTCAACTGACCGACGCCGAGATCCGCCGCAATCAGGCAGGTGCCGTTCGCCAGTTGCGCGATCCCCGGCACCCGTCGCTTCGGTTCCGCTATTCGACCGTGGACCGCGCCAAAGGCTCGTGGCACGTCGTTTTGGGCAAGTCCTGGGGAAAGGCTGGCAACTATCCGGACATCAACGCCAAGGCGATGCTGGCAACGTTACCGACCATCCTGGCCCGCCGTTCTGCTGATCCTGCTGCTAAGTCCACGGCCACCAACTGGTCCACGGTGGGCGAACTGCTGTCCTGGTACCTGGAGCGTATGACGCGCGACCGGGCGCTGTCCGAGAAACGCAAGGCCAGTGCCAAGTCGGCTTTGAAGCGGCACCTGCAGCCACGTCTTGGTCAACTGCCGCTGGCTGGGCTGAACAGGCCGGCCATCGACCGACTGCTGCTGATGCCAATGCAGGAGCGTTACGCGCTGTCGTTCGTGCGCTCTGTCTGGGGCGTCCTGGGGGTGGCCGTGCGGCAGGCCTATCGCTTGGACCTGCTGGCCGTTAACCCGCTGGCTGGGCTGGAGTTCACCGACTTCGTCCGGACGAAGATCAAGGCCAAGGCGGCGCGGCTGCACTCTGATGACGTGCCTGGCCTGCTGATCCTGCTGGCCGACCAGTTCGAAGAATCGCCCGCGGCATGTGCGCTGGCTGGGCTGATGCTCTGTCACGGCACGCGCCTGGGTGAAACTCGCCTGGCCCGCTGGAAGAACGTCAACACCAACACCGGCAAGTGGTTCATCCCGGCGGCGGACACGAAAACCAAGGCGGCGCACACCCTGCCACTGACCGGCCAGGCAAAGGCGCTGATCGAGCGTTACCGACTTGCACAGCAGGCCAGGGGCTATACCGGGCAGTTCCTGTTCCCGGGAAGCTCTGGCCAAGCCCTCAGCGCGACCAAGGCCAGCACCATGTTCACGCACCTGGCCCATGGCGAATGGTCGAGCCACGACCTGCGCAAGGTGGCTCGTACGGCCTGGACTGACCTGGGCGTCGACTACATGGTCGGGGAGCTGCTGCTGAACCACGCCATGAAGGATCTCGACCAAGCCTACATCCACACGTCCGCCGAGCAGCTCAAGCGGCAGGCTCTGGAGACCTGGCACTCCTACCTTGATCAACGAGGTTTCGAGGCGTTGCACGGTGGGACATTTGCGAGACAGGAATGCGAGGCATTGCCCGTCGAGACCATGAATAGCGAGGCTTCCAGCGTGAATCAGTATCCACTTCCGAGGAGGAGGTTTTTAGGTCAAAGCGACACCCAGGCCACATCAAACCATCAGCCAGGAGACGGCAATGAGTAACGTAACAGCGGCATTGCCGCGCAAAAGTATGAGCGACTTGGAGCGGCGCTTTCTGAAGATCGCCGGCGAGGAGTTGGCAAAGGTCAAAGTCGGCGGGCCGAATGCGCTGGCTTACCTTCTGGACATGGTTGCTAGTTGGCATGGCAGTCGTGTGCAGATCGGCTTTCATGATTTCGGCCAACGTTGGCTGATCGAGGGGAACGCCAAAAACAAACCCGCTGACCGGTTGCTTCGCGACCTGTTTGGCCTGAGTGATCCAGATCCGAGGAAAGCCGCATGAAGAAGCGCACGTATGTCGACAAGCCCTTGGGCGATACTGAATACCTGCTGGAGCAATGGGGCTGGTGGCGGATGGACGGGATGGGCGTGCCTCGGTACGTGTCGCCGCTGTACGCTCTGATCCGCGACAACAACGTCACGGAGGGCGGCATCAAGAACTATTGCGTCACGGACGACGTAGCTCTGGTAGTGGATCGTGCGGTGGCTAAGCTCGCCACCCGGGACGCACAGATGGGCAACTTCATCTGGCTGTACTTCGGAGCGAAGTGGCCGGCACTTCGGATTGCTCGAGAAAATGAGATGGGAGAAGCCAAGGCGCGAGAGTTGATCAAGGCCGGCGTGGCTTGGGTCGACTGCGCCATTGAGGTGTTTCGTGAGGCCGCGTAGAAATCGCTTTCCACGCGGATAAACACCTGTTTTCATGGCACCGTGTTTAGCTTTTCAAGCGCGACACCCCCATAGAAAGCCCGGCCTTCGAGTCGGGCTTTTTCGTGCGTGCTACTCTCGTCACGTGATCAGGGGTTGTCCCTGCTCTGTATCGAGGAAAAGCAATGGAGCGCGACAAGAGACTAGTCTTGGGGTTATTGACTGACATTCAGGACTTAGAAGGCCTGCGTGGAGTCGACGAGAGAAACCTTGAGGCGAATCGGGAAAAGGATAGATTCGACGAGGCAGATTTTTACCATCTGAATCTACTTTTGAGCGGAGGTTTTATTGTCGCAGAAATTGAAGAGGCAACCGGCATGCGTACCTACAGATTGAGCTGGTCGGGGCATGACTTGATCGAGCAGCTCCAGGTAGAAATATTCAAGATTTAAGCTATACGGATTTCTCAATGTCCGGCCCGGCCTGCTGGGTTTTTTGTGGATTGCCCAGCTCCACCCTCTTATATAAGACGCTCTTCTGACGCGACTTGATCGATCTGTATGGCAATTTGATATTCGCGGCCCCAGAATGTCAGCCTTAACTGATCGCCACGGAGAGCGATATGAGCGATGTGAATGTGCCCGCTAAACGGAATGTTGGCTTCCTTCTTGGAATCGGTATTCTGTTTTTCCCGATTATTTTTGCCTGGTTTCTGCTCCGAAAAGGGCATTCTGTCCTTTCTCGTGTGGTAGGTTTTGGCTGGCTAATCTTGTGTATCTTGGTGATTGTTGCAGCTCCTCCTGCTCCGCCGAGTGCGGGTAGTCGTTCTGTTGCTACTGCCACTCCTGCTGCTGCCTCTGCTCCTGCTGAGCCACTCAAGACATACACGTCCACTCAAGTGGCGAAGAGTTACGACGACAATACTGTGGCCGCTGATGCGCTTTTTAAGGGTAAGCGCGTGAAAGTCACGGGCCGCATTACTGACATCAACACCGACTTTCGTGGGAACCCTTACCTTGTTCTGGCCGGTTCGAACCAGTTTCTGGGGCCTCAGTTCAAATTTGATAAGTCGAGTATTTCGGTGATGGCCACGCTCAAGAAGGGTGTCACAGTCAGTGTTATTTGCACTGGCGCAGGCGACGTTATCAAAACACCGATGTTTGAAGACTGTGAAATGTCGAAATAGATATAGATAGGCATCACCACGCATTACCCACAACGCAATACTTCCTGAAGCCCCGCCATCGTGCGGGGCTTTTTCGTTTTCGGCTCCACCACACCCGTTGCTATGGCCGGGAGTGCTGATGGGGCCGGATTTATCAATCTCCCCGAGAGGGAGGAAACCCGGATGCCACCCATGCCAGACAAGCCAGACACGTGGTCCCAGATCTGGCTGGCCCTCTCGAACCCGCTATGGCAGGGCGCAATCATGGCCGTCACGATCACTCTTCTTCGCGTGCTGTACGAAGCCAAAGAGCCAAACAAGTGGCGGATCATCTTGGAGGCGCTGATTTGCGGTGCTCTCAGCCTGTCGGCCAGCAGCATTATCGAGTGGATGACCTGGCCGCCGAGCTTGTCTGTTGCTGCTGGTGGTGCCATTGGCTTCATCGGCGTAACGGCGATCAGGGACATGATCATCCGATTCCTGGGCAGAAAGGCGGACTCGGCATGAAGGCGATCGCTGCGGCAATCATCATCGCGCTGGTGGGCCTTCTGTTGGTTGGCATTCAGCAACTGCGGGTTGAGGACCTTCGCGAAGAGAAGCGGGTTGAGACCCAGGCCAAGGATGACGCCATCAAGGCCAATACCGAGAGCCAGGCCACCATCACCACCCTGCGAGCTGAAGCAAAGCGCAATGCCGAATACCAGGCCGACCTGGCAAAGCGCCTCAAGGCCAGCCAGGACAAAGCGAAAAAGGCGGAGAAGAACTTTGAAGACCTCAAGCGCAACAGCAAGCCTGTTCGTGATTGGGCTGCTCAGCCTCTGCCTGACGGCCTGCGCGGCAAAGCCGGTGGTAGTGACAAAGACCCAGGCCGTAAGGCTGGAAGCCCCTGAACTGATCCCGTGCGAACGGGTTGATGAGGATGCCGCCGACCTTCGCCTGAATGGCGATGTGTGGGAGCTGAAGGACAGGGCAATCAACCTGCTCGACACGTGTGCCGACCAGGTAGACGCCCAGATCAAACGCAGCCAGAGCAAGTGACCACTGATGCCACTAAGACCACAGAAGCCTTGCAGTGCTCAGGGGTGCAGGGCGCTCACCCGCAACCCTCGCTATTGCGACGAGCATGCCGAACTCGCGAAGGCAGCGTCTGCCAAGCTGGCTGACAAGAAGCGCGAGAGCAGTAGCCAGCGAGGCTATGGCTACAAGTGGCAGCAGGCAAGCAAGGGGTTCTTGGCACGCCATCCGTTGTGCGCTGAGCATGATCGACGCGGTGAGGTGGTAGCGGCCACCGAGGTTGACCACATCACCCCGCACAAAGGCGACATGGTGATTTTCTGGGATCGAACCAACTGGCAGTCCCTGTGCCACAGCTGCCACAGCACCAAAACAGCGTCTGAAGACGGTGGTTGGGGCAACCCAAGCAGAAAATCGGGCAAAACGCAGTGAAAAAGGCTCAAATGAGACGGATTCTCACCAAAGGGGTGGGGGAGGGTCAAAAGTCCAGAGCTTTTGCCTTCTAGACCGTCCGCCCAGTCTTTTTCTTACACCCGCGAAATTAAAAATTCAGGAGTTGCGCGATGGGAGGCCCCGCCACGGTCGCCGGCCGTGGTCGCAAACCCAAGCCAACGGCCAAGAAAGCATTGGCCGGTAATCCCGGCAAGCGGGCGCTGAACACGTCCGAACCGAAGTTTTCTGAAATCACCAAAGACATCGACCCGCCGGAGTGGATGAGCGAGATCGCCGCCGCCATGTGGAAGATGGTCGTTCCGGAGTTACTCCGTGAACACGTCATCGCGTTGACAGACCTTCACAACGTAGAGGCGTTCTGCACTGCGTATAGCAAGTGGCGGATGGCTGAAGATTCCGTGCAGCAGTTCGGGATCGTGGTCACTTCCGCCATGGGGAGCCCGATGAAAAACCCGGCGCTGACGGCGGCCAACGAGGCGATGCGGCAGATGGTGACCTTCGGGTCGATGCTGGGCCTGGACCCGTCAAGCCGATCACGGCTGATAGGTGGGAACAAGGAAAAACAAACGAACGCTTTCGCCCAACTATTGAGTACATAAATGCCCAAGTCGCCAACGCCAAACGTCGACAGGGCGATGGCTTGGGGGCGCTCCGTTCTCCGGGGAAAGGTGCCTGCCTGCCGCTATGTACTTCAGGCTATCCAGCGCCATTTCGATGATTTGGTCGCCAGTCGCAAACGCGGATTCAAGTACAAGTTCGATGCCGCCAAGGCCGAAAAGAAACTCAAGCTGATCCAGCTGCTCCCGCACACAAAGGGGGAGTGGGCTTTCAAGCGTCAGCTTATTACGCTTGAGCCATGGCAATTGTTCGGCCTGGCCGTCACGTTTGGTTGGGTCAAGAAGAAGGGCGGGCACCGCCGATTCCGCGAAAGCTACTGGGAAGTGCCCCGCAAGAACGGCAAGTCTGTAGTTGCTGGTGGCGTGGGTATCAGCATGTTTGTGGCCGATGGCGAGTTCGGCGCCGAGGTGTATGCCGGCGCGACCACCGAGAAGCAGGCGTGGGAGGTATTCAGGCCCGCCAAGCTGATGGTGAGCAAATCACCAATGCTGATTCAGGCTGCCGGTATCGAGGTGAATGCCTCGAACATGAACATCCCATCTGACTTCAGCCGCTTCGAACCTCTGATTGGCAACCCGGGCGACGGTGCTTCACCCAGCTGCGCCATCGTCGATGAATATCACGAGCACCCAACATCAGCCCAGTACGACACGATGCTCACCGGCATGGGCGCCCGTCGGCAGCCGCTGATGTTCATTATCACCACCGCCGGTGCCGACATTGAGGGTCCGTGTTACGACAAGCGTCGCCAAGTCATCGAAATGCTTGAGGGCACAGTGCCGGATGACGAGCTCTTCGGCTGGATCTGGACGCTCGACGAGGGCGATGACTGGACTGATCCGAAGATGCTGGCCAAGGCCAACCCAAATCATGGAGTGTCGGTGTTCCAGGAGTATCTGGAAAGCCAGCAAGCCAGGGCAATTCGATCGGCGAGGTTCACCAACACCTTCAAAACGAAGCACCTGAACTTATGGGTCAGCGCCAAGGCCGGCTTCTACAACATGGAAAGCTGGAAAGCGTGTGAAGACACAACGCTTTCGCTGGAGCAGTTCGAGGGGCAGGAATGGAACGCCGGTTTCGACCTGGCTCGAAAGCTGGACATGAACTCTCGGTCGCGCTTGTTCTGGCGGGTGATCGACGGGAAAACACATTACTACAGCGTGGCTCCGAAGTTCTGGGTTCCCTACGACACCGTCTACAACAGCGACAACAAGCGGATGTCGGAGCGATTCCAGGCATGGATCAACTCTGGGCATCTCGAGGTAACTGATGGCGCCGAGATCGATTACCGCGAGATCTTCGAGGACACGAAAGAGGCCAACCATCATGCACCACTGCGGGAGTCTCCGATCGACCCACATGGTGCGACGGGCCTGAGTCATGACCTCGACGACGAGGGTTTTAATCCGATCACCATCACGCAGAACTACACCAACATGTCGGACCCCATGAAGGAGCTGGAAGCGGCTATCACCGCTGGCAGGTTTCATCATGACGGCAACCCGATCATGACTTGGTGTGTCAGCAACGTCATTGGCAAAAATTTGCCGGGCAACAATGATGTTGTTCGCCCAATTAAGCAGGGCGATGACAACAAGATCGACGGTGCGATAGCACTGATTATGGCAATTGGGCGGGTCCTGGCAAATCTCCACCCTGACGACACCCTTTCTGACCACATCTCCAAGCACGGAATTCGAACCCTATGACCGATGAAATCAAGTCGCCGAAGCTGGAGGCGCTGAAAGAGGCTGCCCCCGATCTCGTCGGCGTCCTTGGTTTGGCTTTGCTGACGCGCGGTCTTTGGGCCTGGATGGGGGAGCCGCTCGCGCTAACTGTGTGCGGCGCGCTGTTGATCACCTTGTCCGTGGTTTCGATCATGCGAGGTGACCGCTGATGCTTCGCGCGATGCTTGGAAGGAAAGGCGGCACAGAGATCATTGATACCCCGGAGAAGCTCGCCCAGGCTCTGGGCTCAGGCTATGAAACCAACGCGGGCCAGCGTGTTACCACTACCAGCGCCATGCAGCAATTGGTTGTATTCAACTGCGTGCGGGTACTGGCCGAGTCGATGGGGATGCTGCCCTGCCGGCTGTTAAAGCAGACCGGACGGGTAAGACTGCCGGCAACTGGGCATCGGCTCTATCCCCTTATTACCATGGCTCCAAACAGCTATATGACCGCCCAGGAGTTCTGGGAAATGCTGGTGGCTTGCCTTTGTCTTCGCGGCAACTTCTATGCCTACAAGGTGAAAGCGCTGGGTAATGTGGTTGAGCTTCTACCACTCAACCCGGACATCGTTACGCCAAAGCTCAAGGATGACTGGACAGTTGAATATAAGGTCAACTTCAAATCGGGCGCTCAAACGCTAACCCAAGACGAGATTTGGCATGTTCGTCTGTTCACGTTGGATGGCCTCAACGGGTTGAACCCCATTGCTTATGCGCGTCAGGCGCTGGGGCTAGGCCAAGCGATGGACGCTCACGCCGCCAAACTTTTCACCAACGGCGCCGTAACGAGTGGTGTCCTGCGGACCGAGCAACAACTCACTGACGAAGCGTTCGGGCGACTGAAAGAAGACTTTCAAGGCCAACACATGGGGGTGGCCAACGCCTATAAACCCATGATCTTGGAGATGGGGCTTGATTGGAAACCGATCAGTCTCAACGCCCAAGACACTCAGTTCATCGAATCCAAAAAACTGACCGAGGCGCAGATCTGCGGCCTGTTCCGTGTACCGCCGCACCTGGTTGCCAGCATGGAAAAGATGACGCTCAACAACATTGAGCACATGGGCATGAGCTTCGTGAACTACTCGCTGGTTCCGATCATGACCCGCATCGAACACCGCATTCAGGTCGGCCTGCTCAATGAGAAGGACCGCCTGACGCACTACGCCAAATTCAACGCAGGCGCCTTGATGCGTGGCGATCTGAAAGGGCGGTATGAGTCCTACGGCAAGGGTATTCAGTGGGGAATTTTGAGTCCCAACGACTGCCGCGAACTTGAAGACGAAAACCCCCGTGAAGGTGGCGACATCTACCTCACCCCTATGAACATGACCACCAACCCAGAGGCTGCCGGCGATGCAGACAAAACAGCGTCTTGACCTGCCGCTGACCATTAAATCGGTCAGCGACAGCGGCGAGTTCGAAGGCTATGGCTCCGTGTTCGGTGTCGAAGACAGCTATGGCGACGTGGTCATCCGCGGTGCATTCGCGGCCAGTTTGGCCAAGTGGAAAGAGAAGGGGCGTCTGCCGGCAATGCTCTGGCAACACAACATGAGCGAGCCGATCGGCATTTACACCGAGATGCGCGAGGACGACGTCGGTTTGTACGTCAAAGGCCAGTTGCTGGTCGATGCCGATCCGCTCGCCAAACGTGCCCACGGACACATGAAGGCCGGCAGCCTGACCGGTATGTCCATCGGGTACATGCTCGACGATTACGAATACGACAAGGAAAAGGGCATCTGGCTGCTGAAGGCAATCGACTTGTGGGAAGTCTCCCTGGTCACCTTCCCGGCCAACGATGAAGCCCGGATCACTGACGTGAAATCTCTGCTGGCCCGTGGCGAAACACCGCCGCCCAGCAAAGTGGAGCGAGCCCTTCGAGAGGTTGGGTTTTCTGGCTCCCAAGCTAAGGCCTTTATGGCCAAAGGCTACGGCGCAGTATCACCGCGAGAGGCGGGTGCCGGCGAAGCACTGCAATCCATTAAATCCCTGATTGACCGAATGTAAGGAGCCTCTCATGGCTGTTGAAATCAAAGATGTGCAGGAAGTTGCCGAAGCACTCGGCAAGAAGTTCGACGAGTTCAAGGAAAAGAACGACAAGCGAGTCGATGGCCTGGAAGCCGAAAAGAGCAAGCTGTCCGGTCAAGTCGACACGCTAAACGAAAAGCTGGGTGAGCTGGATGAGTTGAAATCCGCTCTGGAAAAGGAGCTGGCTGGCCTCAAGCGGCCTGACTGTACCGGTACGAAAGCCGCCAGCGAACACAAGACCGCGTTCATGCAGTTCGTACGCAAAGGTATCGACACCGGCCTGGGCGATCTGCAAGCCAAGGCACTGCAAATCGGTACTGAAGCCGATGGCGGCTACGCGGTTCCGGAAGAGCTGGACCGCAGCATCATCGAGCTGCTGAAAGACACTTCGCCGATGCGCCAGGTGTGCAACCAAATTACCGTCGGTTCCCCGGACTATAAGCGCTTGGTGAGCCTGGGCGGCGCAGGTTCTGGCTGGGTTGGCGAGACGGCTGCTCGCCCGGCGACTGGAACCCCGACTCTCGGTCAGATCTCGGCATTCATGGGTGAGATTTACTGCAACCCGCAGGCAACCCAGACCAGCCTGGACGATATGTTCTTCGATGCCGAGGGCTGGCTGAACACCGAAGCAGCGCGCGAATTCTCCGAAAAAGAAGGCAATGCTTTCCTGCTCGGCGACGGCACCAACAAACCCAAAGGTTTGCTGGCCTACCCGATGGCTCTCACCACCGATGACACTCGCGCATTTGGCACGCTGCAGAAGCTGATCACCGGTACTGCCGGGGCATTCAATGGTGACAAGTTGATCGACCTGATCCATTCGCTGAAGGCCGGTTACCGTGCGAATGGCACTTTCATGATGGGCAACCTTACTGTGGCTTATGTGCGCAAGCTCAAGGACAGCGAAGGTAACTACCTGTGGCGCCCAGGCCTGGAGGCTGGCGTTCCATCGACCCTGCTTGGCTATGGCATCACCGAGAACGAAGACATGCCGGATGTCGCGGCCGATGCCAACGCCATCGCATTCGGCGACTTCAAACGTGCCTACACCATCGTGGACCGTATCGGTACCCGTGTGCTGCGTGACCCCTACACCAACAAGCCATACGTTGGCTTCTACACCACCAAGCGCGTCGGCGGCATGCTGGTCGACTCCCAGGCCGTGAAGGTTCTGACCCTCAGCGCTGCGTAATCGTGGCGGGCGTCTTCGGGCGCCCGGCCCGCAGGAGAGCATCATGCCAATTATCAATGTGACCCAGTCGTTTCCCTTTGCGATTGACGGCAACGAAGTTGTTCAAATTGAAGTCGGCGAGCAGGAGGTTTCTGATCGTTGCGCACTGGTCGCCGTTGAGCATCTGGGGTTTGCGACATTGCTCGATGACGAAGGCGGTACCGAAACTGATCCGCTGAAAATGAAGATCGACGACCTTCGTGCTTGGCTGACGGGGAAGGGTATTGCTTTCGATCCGGCAGCGAAAAAGCCAGAACTGCAAGCCTTGGTGCCTACATATGATTGATCTCATTGTCGTGAAAGCCCATTTGAAGGTCGATCACGACGACGAGGATCAGCTGATTCAGGGCTATACGGATGCGGCCCTGAGCGCCTTCGAATCCTGGACCAACAGGAAGTTGGTTTCGCCAGGCGAGACGCTTCCGGATCCTATTGGCAACGCGCTGATCATGAGCGATGCCATCAAGCAGGGCGCCTTGCTGCTGATCGGTCAGTGGTACGTATACCGAGAGTCGGTGATCTCCAGCACAACGCAAATCTCTGAATTGCCGATGGCGACCACTGCGCTGTGGAAGCCTCATCGCTGGTTTAACATGTAGAGCATCGAGGTGAGCAATGGGATATCGACCACCAGCAATCGGTGAGTTAAACCGCCGAGTCGCGGTGCGCCGACGATACGACACGCCTGCGACAGACATGGGGCTCGACTCAGTATTCTCGGTTCTCCGGGGTGTGTGGGCTCGGATAGAGCCTGTGGGAACCGCCGCTTACACGGATGGCGTTCAGGCCGACGTCAAGATCACGCACCGAATTTCGATGCGGCTGTTGAAAGGCATCACTGATGCACATGAAGTAGTGCATGTGCGTGCGGTCGCTGCCGGTGGTTATGAGGTTGTTCCCGACACGCCGCTGTATCGAGTCAAGCGCTCAGCGGACATGAACGACGCAAGGCTTTTCACTCTTCTTGAAGTCGAAGAACTCAGCCCGTCGCAATCCGGAGCAGGGATCTATGTCTAATTCCGCATCGATTGACGGCTACCTGCACGTCGAAGGGTTCGACAATTGGGAGCGCGATGCCTTCGACAAGAAGGAGATCCGCAAGGGAATGCGCAAGGTCGGCTTGCTGATCACGCAGCGCGCCCAGATGAATCTTGCTCTCGCTCGCGGAGAGGAGGGGTACCCCGTCAACCGTACCGGGGCGACCTTGGAGTCGATCACCTTCAAGGTCTCCCGCGCGGGTTTCATGGTGAAGGTGGCACCTCATAAGACAAGCAGGATGGAAGAGTTCTATCCGGCCTACCTGCACTATGGGGTAAAGAAAGGCCCACGGCTTGGCAAATTGGCGCCTGGTAAAGGCAAGGGTAAATCCAACCGACGCGCCGCCGGCGCACGTGCAGCGGCTCTTGCTGCTCGGGCTGCAGGTGAATGGCGGATCAAACCCCGCGACAACTACATGGCCGACGCACTGCAGGACTCCAAGTCCGAAGTGCAAGCCATTCTCTCTGCGGCGTTCGCTGCGGCACTGAGCTGACTCCAGCCAGTATTTGTTGGCACCTCTAAATCTGGAACACACGATGAAAATCAGTCTGATCGTCGCGCAGTTGCGTGCGTACTGTCCTGTCTTTTCCAACAGGGTATCGGCGGGTATCGATTGGGATGCGGTCGCCAGTAGCGCCAAGCTGAGTCACCCCTCTGCCTACGTGATTGCGGCAGGTGACGAAGCGTCTGCCAACGATGTGGACAACGCCATCCGCCAGGATATTACCGACCTGTTTGACGTGATCCTGGTGCTCGATAGCACCGACGAGCGCGGCCAAGAGGCCGCAGATCTGCTGCACGATTTGCGCGCGAGTCTATGGAAAGCGGTGGTGGGCTGGAAGCCCAGCGTCGAGTACGACCCCATCACGTACGGCGGCGGAAGTTTGATCTTCATCAATCGCGCCCGTGTTGTTTACCGCTTCAGCTTTGAGGCTGCGTTTCAACTGGGACGCAATCGGGCGTCCGAGCCTGCTGAAACCTGGGAGGAATGGAAACTTGACGGCCTCCCGGCGTTTGAGGGCATGGACGTCGATGTCGATTTTATCGATCCCTCTGACCCCAACCTAAAAACACCTGGCCCAGATGGCCGGATCGACGCGCAGTTTTCCGTAGACCTTCCCCAACCGTAAGAGGATTTCTCATGTCCCGCATCACTGTGTACCCGGCTGAGGGCCGGAAGACCCCGGACCCGGAGGCCGGTGATTATTTGCCGCCCGAAGGCCGTGCAGTTCCTCGCAACACCTATTGGTTGCGGCGCTTGAGTGACCAGGACGTCACTGAACAGGCACCGACGAGAACCAAGGCCACCACCAAACCTGCCGCCGATGTCGCCGCGGCTGAACCTGGGAGCGCGGAGTAATGAGTGAAGTCAGCTTTAACAATATTCCCAGTGACATTCGGGTGCCGCTTTTCTACGCCGAAGTGGATAACAGCCAGGCGAACAACGCGACGTCCAGTATGGCGCGACTCATCGTCGCCCAGGTCAACGACGATTCGGTTGCCGAGGAGATCGGACACTTGACCTTGGTCTCCAGCCTTGGGCTGGCCAAGAGCATCGGTGGCGTTGGTTCGATGCTGGCACAGATGTACGAAACCTGGCGCTCCAGCGATCCCGCTGGCGAGGTTTGGTGCTTGCCGGTTAAAGGCGTGGGCACCAAGGCCGCTGGCACGGTCACCATCACGGGGGCTGTTACCGCCGGCGGGGTGATCAACCTGTACATCGGCGGAACCCGTGTACGCGCCACGGTGGCGACCGGTGCCAGTCCCACGGTGGCAGCCGCTGCTTTGGTGGCGGCCATCAATGCTGCTGGCCTGGCGGTCACTGCTGCAGCGGTCGCCGGTGTCGTAACCCTGACCTGCAAGTGGTCGGGTGACAGTGGCAACGACATTGCGCTGCAGCTCAATCGGCTTGGCCGCAACAATGGCGAGACTACCCCTGCAGGCTTGACGGTAGTGGTTGCGGCCATGGCTGGCGGCGTTGGGTCGCCTGATGTGGCCGTTGCTCAGGCAAGTATTGGTGATGAGCCTTTTGAGTTTATCTGTGCGCCGTGGTCGGACACGACCTCGCTGGATGCCTGGAAGGAATTCATGAATGATTCCAGTGGTCGCTGGAGCTGGGCCAAGCAACTCTATGGTCATGTGTATGGTGCGAAACGCGGCACGCTGGGTTCCCTGGTGGCATTCGGATCGGCGCGTAACGATCAGCACGTCACGGTTCACGGGTTCGAGGCTTCAGTGCCTGATCCATTTTGGAAACTGGCAGCGGGCTATGCGGCGCGCCAGGCCGTGTTTATTTCCGCTGATCCGGCCCGACCCACGCAAACCGGGGAGCTGACTGGCGTAAACCCAGCCCCGGCCGGCGACCGCTTTTTGCTACTTGAGCGGCAATCATTGCTGACGCACGGTGTTGCTACTGCTTACTACGGTGGTGGTGCGGTGCGGATCGAACGGGCAATCACCACTTACCAGCATAATTCGTTTGATCAGAACGATGATTCGTACCTGGACAGTGAGACGTTGCACACCTCGGCCTATGTCATCAACTTCCTGAAAACGCGGGTCACCAGCAAGTATGGCCGTCACAAGCTGGCCGACGACGGTACCCGCTTTGGTGCCGGCCAGGCGATCGTAACCCCGTCGGTTATCCGCGCCGAAATGATCGCGGGTTATTACGCGCTTGAGCAACTGGGCATTGTCGAGAACGCTGACGCCTTCGCCGAAAACCTGATCGTTACGCGATCCTCGACCAACCCCAACCGGGTCAACGTGCTGTATCCGCCTGACCTGATCAATCAGTTGCGCATCTTCGCGCTGCAGTATCAGTTCCGCCTGCAGTACGCCGCCGCCGCCGCGTGACGGATCGAATAACCATGGCCCGCCAAGTGCGGGCTTTTTTGTAGGAGTAAGGCCATGGGCCAGAAAGTCGCCGGCACCGTCTACATCAAGGCGGACGGCATCCAGTTCACAACGACGGGTGGTGTGGAATGCCCGCTGAGTGACGTTAAGCGCGAATCCGTAGCGCCGGGTTTCTTCAAGGAAGAGGATCTGGTGCCCTATGCGAAAGCCACCATTGTTCATTCCCCTGACTTGCCCATCAAGCAAATCACGACCGCCAC